CTGATATTGAGTTAGGATGTTTTAAAAATCCAAGGACTTGTTATGAATGTTATACTATAGCAACTTGCGCCGAAGAAGGATACTATGCAGATGGTATGGATTGCTCAACTTTACCCGCTGGAACAACTACGACTACAACAACTACTACAACAACTACTACCACTACTACTACGACCACAACTACACTAGCGCCTACGATTTTTAAAGTGAGAGCAGCAACCGCTGGAGCACCACTGGATGTATTTAGCAATATGATATGGTGCTCTTCCTGGAGTATATCTGCTCCTGGAGCAGAACTTATAAGCGAAGTTTTGGTGAATGATGGAACAGATAGTACCAGAATATACCAAACAACTGTACCAGTTACAGTCTCAGTTTCTTTTACTAATAATGGATGTGCTGGCGCCTTAAGAAATTCTTATTGTTGCGGTAGTACTCCTGGTTCTTGTCCTCAAGGTGGAAGTGCATTTATTGAAGTGCTTCAAGGTTGTGATGCACAACCTGTAGGATGTTTTGCTAGCGCAGGAGGATGGAATTGTTCGGATAGAGAAAGAGGAAGTTGTATAAGTGAATGGAATAGAGGAATATCTTATACAATTAATCCTTGTGGCACATAGTATGATAACCATTACTTCTAAACCTCTCAAACTACTTAATTTAATAGTGTAAATCTTATATATGGAAAGCCTTTCTTTTAAACATGCACCCATAAGAATAGGAAGTGATTTAAATAATCTATCATTTTTGGTAGCTACTAATGGAAATTGTAGCACAACAAATGCTCTAACAGAAGTCAAGGGAATAGGTTATTACAACTCTTATCCACTTCAATCTCCTAATGGTTATATAACTAATAATGTATCCTTTCAATATCTTATACAAAATAATGATCCAATAAGATCCATATTAGAATTACATAAAAGTGGACAATTTGAAAATGCTACTCCATATTATGTTGATATTGGAGGATTAACTTTTAGAGAGTGTTATTTGGAAAGTTTTTCGTTAAGTATCAATCCTAGCACAGTTGCTTCGGCGCAAATTAATTTTGTAAGTTATTCTCCTGCTAGTGGTCAATTTGGAAAATATCAATTACCAGCTAATACAAATATTGATGCAGACTTTTTGCATGGCACAGAAACTAATGTTTTAATTGGAGAATCTTCTGAATATTTTGGTTTAAATTACAGCATAAAATTACAACATCAACCTATAAGTACAATTGGTTCAAGTTATCCAAAAACAATAAAATTTCATGGCGCAATAGAAGAGTTAGAACTTACAGAAAATCTTTATAAAAGGATACTGTATACTGGGGATGCAAAATCAATTACAATCAATTCTTCTGCAGTATGTTGTCCAGATATAGATTATTCTATATCAATAGATAACGCTCAATCTATTTCAGCTAGTGCAAGTACTCAAAATAACGGAGTCGTAACAACTTTAAGAAAGTTTACGAAATATTACTAATGTTTTATTCTCATAAAAATTTACCAATAATTTTACAAGCATATAATGCTTCTGGAAATAAAGATTACAAATATCCTTATTATAATTTTGTAGCTCAAAATGTATCATTAAATATTAACCCAAGTGCAAATTTTGCTTTTGCGGTAAACTATAAAAAACCGTATAGAGGTTTTAATTCTCAAGGATTAACATCTACAATTCAACTTAACTTTATAAGTCAAGTGCCTTATGATAATATATTTTTTGATAATATATTTGCAGAAAATGGCATCAAAAATAACTTCAAAATAACACTTGGGGATAGCGTTTTTGAAAGCGGTTATTTAAGATCTTTTAGTGCTTCAATTGAACCTAATAATTTAATTCAAAACCAAGCAGAGTTTGTATTTTATAATACTGGAACAAATGGATTCACAGGAAGCGTTGGAAATGAAAATTATCCTATAAATTCCACATCTGGATATTATTATGCTCATGGGGCAAATACTCTTATAGCTTTTAAAGATGATTATAATGAATTTAATAAACATCAGATCAAAAGAATGGATTTTAGTTATTCAGCTAATGTTCAAGCGGTTTATGATATAGATACCACATATCCCTCTAGAGTAATATATAATAAAGAAGAAATTGATTTAAATGTTGACCTAGATACTTATAATGTTGGTATAAGAGATATAAATAATGTAATAAGTGGCACAAAAATTGTATATACTGGTATGATATCACCTTCTACAGGTATGGAAATATTCTTAAAAAGTGGTTATTTAATGAATAAAAACTTTAATACTAAACCTAATGATATTATAAACTCTAGAATATCTTTAAAATACTTCATATAATCTATTAATGGAAAGATACACTGCTACAAAAATCAAAGATGGTATATTAATTAACGCTAATATATCTAATATACCTTTAAGAAAGAATACGTTTTTAGTTTTCGATAAAGATTTGTTTACTGTAAGGATTGATACTTTTGATAATTACGAAATTCAAAAAATATTCAAAAAAATAGAAGCAGAAAATAAAATTCATATTTTTGAAAATACTAAAGAACTTTCAGTTGGCGATTACATAGATATTTATTATGAGGAGTATGAATTTTTTGGATATAAGGGTGTTTCTAACAGAGAAGGGGTAATATATAAAAATCAAAATTTTTATCCGCAAGATGGATTGGCTTCAAATGACAAAAAAACTCTTTTGAGGGTATCAGAAATTGATGAGCAAAATATAGATTTAGAAATAGAAGAAAAAGGGGCTTATACAGTTCCGCCAGATCCAGGAACACCATTTATAAGTGATGGTGGAGCTAAAATTTATATTGATCATTTTTATAGAAAATCAACAGTAAAAAGTTTTCAAACAAATTTAATTAAAAATATTATCTATAGAGATGATTTTATAGTTTTAGATTTATTAAATCCTCTGCCTAAAAATGTAAAAGAAGGATTAGTAATATTATATAAAATATTAATAAAAACTTATACTGATATATCTAATTTAAATAAAGATAATGAATATTTTTATATTGTACAAAATAAGTTGCCATACCTAAATCTGCCATTTCCAGAAATTGAAGATGATATTGCTTCAAAAATGCTTGAAGACATTTTCTTAAGAATTGATAATAAATTTATGCAAATAGAAAAAACATTGGTAGAAATAAACAATAAATTAGAAAATAAATCAAATATATAATATAATATAATATGAATGTACCCAACGATTATCCTTTTCTTTCTAAGATATTTTTAGAATTAGTATCAAATCAACAATTTAAAACTGCGTTTCAAGCTATTGCGCCCGAAATTTATGCAGATATAGAGAGCGCAAGCACTAATCCAAATTGTAGTTGCAGAGGTAAAGTAGAAAATTATGTTAATACAAATAGGCAAAAAGCCCTTGATTTTTTAAATGATTTTCTTAAAAATACTGGATTAGAAGTTGATCTTAAATCAATTACTCAAAGATATACAGTAAAATCATATTCTGGGGTAGTTGAAAAAGTTAAAATTTCAGAATGGCAAACTTTTCAAAATCGCTTGATTCAAGAAAGAGCTAATTATAGAGCATTTTCAACTTCAAAAATTGATGATGAGTATGTTAACGTATTCTTTCTATGATATTTTTTGAGCTTCTTACTTATATAATATTAAGCTTAGGAGTTAGTTTTGTTTGGAGTTTTTCTGATATATTTGCGCCAGTAAGAAATTTTATTGCTAAGATCCCATATATTAGGCGACCACTATTATGTCCAGAATGTTCTAGTTTCTGGATGGGAGTTTTTACTACTTTATTTTATAATCCTCTTTACTACACTCTTGGAATCTTTTCTTTTCCATTCTGTGGATTAGCAACTCATCTTTTTGCTTGTTTTTTATATAAAATTTATTTAAAAATTAAAAGTTAATTAATTTATTATGATGTGGCTCCTAAATATGAGCCTGCTCCTAGTTTAGTTACAGTATAGGAATTGATATTTATGCATTTACCAGCAGCACCGCCAGCGGCTAGTATTCCGAAAGCCGCAGAACCTTTACTACCTGCTTGACCTAAGCCACCACCATTACCACCAATTGCTCCGCCGTTACTACCTCCCGCACCACCAGCAGTAGAACTTCCTGCAGCACCATTCACCGTGCTTTCTGCACAATTTGGTGAGCCATTTCCAGGTGTTATACCTGCTCCCCCTCCTCCATTAGCGTATCTTGTCAAGAGGAAAAGATAAAGCACAGTTCTTCCACCGCCTCCTCCGCCACCTCCAATAATACCTGAATTGTTAATGGTTAAATTATAATTCAAATTAATAGCGGGGCCGCCTGGGTTCCCATCTCCACAGGTAGCATTACCACCTTTACCAGCAACAATCCTACCATTAGGCACATTAAGTTTAATATTAGAACCATTAGGCCATGTACCTGTATCAATCGCAGCACTAGCAGTAGAAGCGCTTCCTATGTTGCCTACTACTGTGAACTCCACAGTTTTAGGACCAATGGGAAAACCATAAGTTCCAACATATTCATTGTACAGATTCACATTATTGGCATTGCCAATTGTTACAAATTGTATTGCTGGAGTCGTTGTAGTTGTTGTAGTAGCAGAAGAAGTAGTAGTTGTAGTAGTTGTGGTTGTAGTTGTTGTAGTGGTTGTGGGAAACACAAAAGGAGTTGTTGTGCTAGTTGTTGTGGTAGTTGTTGTAGTATTCTCAGGTTCATCAAAAATGAAATCAATATCATTTACTAAATTAATAGTATCTTCATTCTGTAGATTATTTCTGTTTGTAATTGGAAGAGTGGGCCTACTAAAAGCTTGATAAGTTAAATTAACAATAGAAGAATCTCCAACTGATCCTTGGTAAGATTCTCCAAGAAATATAGCTTCATTAAAATTAAAAGATAAAATAGGAGATCCATTTGGATTTTTAAAATCTTTAAATATTATGCCTAAAGATTCTACCTTATATTGACACAATAAATCTCTTATATTTTTGACTTGATAATCATCAACTTTAATTCCAAATGTAAGATTTGTAACAACTGGCGGATTGGTAATTATCTGAAATGGATAAGAGTTGCCTAGACGATATAATATATTTCTATTTGTATCTATAGTTAATGTAAAATTTTGAAGCCTATTAAATTCAAAATCATTTAAAGTTACTTCTATGTCTCCATAATCCGCTATTGTTATATCATTTTTAGGCAAAAGTGATAAACTTTTATCTACTCCTTCTCCAAATTCCCCAAGTACTGTTAAATTTGCATTTAGAGTTGGTATTTGATTAACTGCACAAGAAATAGAATAATTATTTAATATACCCGAATTAAAAGCAAAATATTTATTTTTATATTCTAAATAGCCATTAAATGTGGTATCTCCTGTATAATTTATAAAATCATCAGAATCTATTAAAAGCTTATTAACTGTTATTTCTGCTGTTATTGGCTTAGAATGAGAAAAAGTAACGCTTTCCATACCAAGGTATCTTGTAAGATCTATTGGTAAATTATAATTAAAACTAAAATCTTGTATTCCTAGAACCTCTTTAGAATCTATAAATAACCTTTGATTTTCTTTGACAATTCTTCTTAACATTATAAATTAATTACACCTTTAATAAGTGTAATAATACTAAAGGTGTAAGGTAAAAATGAGTGATTTATCATTATATAAGGTCGATAGTTGGAGTTCTGGTACTTCTTATAGTAAGAATGATATAGTATTATATGGTGGCTATTATTATTACAGTTTAATTGATAATAACAAAAATCATACTCCAACCAGTGCGACTTCGAATGTTTACTGGGGAGGATATAGATATTACTCTACTTTAACAAAGCCAGAATTTTTTTGGAAACCAACTTACGCTTCTCAATTACAAATGAAACCATCAGTAAATCTTATAAAATTTGGAAATGGATACGAGCAACGCATCGCAGATGGAATCAATAATAATCTTCAAACATTTAATTTAAATTTCGAAGGTAGAGATAAAAATGAAACTAGAGCAATCGCTCATTTCTTACACAAAAGAAAAGCGGTACAAACTTTCTTTTTTGATGCACCATTTCCATATAACTTTGATATATCACAATCTTATCCAAAGAGATTTATTTGTGATGAATGGGATATAGCTTATAATTTTTATAATAATTATAATCTAACAGCAAAATTTTCCGAAACAGCAAATGTATGAGTATTAATTCTAACGAACAACTTGGTACAAAAAAAATATCTACAGAAGGATCTCAATTTAATCCATCTGTTTTAGTAAGTTTATATGAATTTGATTTTAGAAATTTTGGGATACAAAGAGATGATTTAGATTTAGCAGAACTAAGTTTTGCTAATGAAATACCATTTCCATATACTAATGTACAATCGAATCCAAATTATAATAGTGCAGATATAGACTCTCCACTAGGAGTTTTGCGTTTTCATAATATGACTATAAATTACGAAAATATTAGTTCAAACTTAAATAGTGCAATTTTACCTAACCAAATAATTTGGCAAGGAAAAAGATACGTTCCATTTCCAATTGTAGTTGAAGGATTTGAAACAATAGCTAGAGGAACTTTACCAAAACCAAAATTAACTTTTACTAGTCAAAATCAAATTGATACTTATAATACTTTTTTTATAAAAATAAAAAATACAATTAGATCTATTGGCGATATAATTGGTTTACAAATTGTTAGAAAAAGAACTTTTTTAAAATATCTTGATGCTGTTAATTTTAAAAGTTATGGTGGAATTATAAATGATGATGATTTTGTAATTGATCCAGATCCTTATGCTCAATTAAGTCCAGATATTTATTATATTGATAGAAAATTGAAAGAAAATAAAAATATTTTACAATATGAATTAAGTTCAATTTTAGATTTAGAAAACATAAAACTTCCACTTAGAACACTATATAGCGAATCTTGTTCTTTTGATTACAGAGGAGAGGGTTGCGAATATTCTGAAACTTCTAATCCTTATTCAACAATATTAAATCAGGGTAAGCCAATTGCAAATGATAAAGACGAAGTTATAAGTAGTTTGTTGGGAACTAGTCTTTCAGCTGGAAGCCCGCTTATATGGGAAAAAGCAAATAATGCATCTTATTCTAAAGGACAATATGTTTATGTTGAATTAAAAGGAATTAAATATTATTTTGTTTCAAAAGTAAATAGCAATACATATTCACCATTTAATGTTAATTATTGGATTGCTGATCAATGCTCCAAAAGATTAAAAGGGTGTAGAAAAAGATTTAGTAGCCCATTACCATTTGGAGGATTTCCAGCAACTGCAAAGGAATTATAATTATGGTTAAAGTAGAATTACATGGTATACTAGGAGAAAAAATAAAAAAAAATAAATGGAGCTTATCTATAAATAGTGTCGGAGAAGCTATTAGAGCTATAGAAACTAATACTAAAATTTTATATCAAACTCTTTATGAATTAGAAAAAGATAATTTAAAATATAGAGTTCTTATAAATGGAAAAGATTTTAAAATATTCAAAAATCCAGAAGAAATTGAAAACGATTTTGATAAAATAATTAATTCAAATTTAACAATATCTTATAAAGATGAAGACTTAAAAAGTATTGATATTATTCCAATAATAGAAGGAGAAGGTGGTATTGGTGGTGTTTTTGGCGCTATTTTTGGCGTCGCTCTTGCTGTTGTTGGGGTAGTATTAATATTTACTGGAGTTGGTGCCGTTTTTGGAGCTGCTTTAATATTAGCTGGAATATCTTTAGCTGCAGCTGGATTTTTGTCTCTTTTATCTTCTCCTCCTCCATTTCAAGCTCCTGAATTTCAAGCTCCACAAATAGCAGCAAAGGGTGGCAGTGGGAAATCTTATCTTTTTGATGGACCAACAAACACAAGAGGCGAAGGTGGACCTATTCCAATAGGATACGGAAGACTTACGGTTGGTTCTAAAACTATCAGTGCCACATTTAATACTAGTTATGTTGCAAATACTTCAGCAAGGACAAGTTGATGAATGCACAAAAAGATAATAAAAAATTCTATCCTAAAATTTTAAGAGGTGCGGGTGGTGGATGTTTTCCGCCTGGAACATTAATATCTACCCCAAGTGGAAAAAGAAGAATTGAAGATATTATTGCTGGAGATATTGTTTATGGGTTTGATCATATTTCAAATGAGATAAATGAATACGAAGTAGAAAAAACAAATTCCCATACTTGGGAAGAGGTTGGGGAAAGATCGCCTTTAATAAAAATTCTTCAAGAAGATGGAGATATTGTCTTAACGGCTAATCATTGGGTTTTTGTTGAAGAAAATGGAAAACATGGAGAATATTCTAAATATTTAGAAGCAGGAGATTTAAAAATTGGAGACTTGTTAACAACAGAACAAAATAAAAAAGTTAAAATACTTGATATTATTCTATTGGGAGCATATTGTACAGTTCATAATTTTGACGTAAAAGATGCTCATAATTATATAGCTAGTAATATCAGAGTTCATAACGGAGGTGGTGGAAAAGGAGGATGTTTTCCAGCTGGAACGCCAATATCTACACCAAGTGGAAAAGTGAAAATTGAAAATATTATTCCTGGAGATATTGTTTATGGATTTGATCATAACTCGGCAGAAATAAGAATATGTAAAGTAAAATATATAAATTCCCATACTTGGGACGAAGTAGGAGCAAGATCTCCACTTTTAAAAATGACTCACGAATTTGGAGAAATAATTTTAACAGCAAATCATTGGGTTTTTGTTGAAGAAAATGGCAAGTATGGCGAAAATTCTAAATATTTAGAAGCTGGACATTTAAAAATTGGAGATTTTTTAACTAATTTTAAAAATGAAAAATCTGAAATATTAGAAATAGAATATTTAGGAGAATATGATAAAGTATATAATTTTGAAGTAGAAGACGCTCACAATTATATTGCAAGTGATATTAGGGTGCATAACGGAGGTGGAGGTGGAGGTGGTGGAGGAAAATGTAGACCTAACCCACCACCAGATCCTCATACTCCAAAAGAAGTAGATGAAGGTATTTATAAATATGGAGAAAAGAAACTTTCTAGAACAGAAACAGAAGTTACAGATTTAATTTGTGAAGGACCAATTGAAGGTTTGGTAACTGGAAAATATACTTTCATTGGTCAAGTTAACCAAATTGGTTGGTCAAGTTATACTTTAAATAAATATCCAACGGATACTCCTTATTTAAAATCAGTGCTTTGGAAAAATGTCCCATTACTTGATGACGCAGGAAATTATAATTATTCTCAAATTAATTTTAGATATGATAATGGAAATCAAACTAGTGCAACAAGTTTAACTAGTAATTTACCCTCTTTTAATAGTCCAAATATACCACAAGCTTCTAGAAGTTTACCAATAGGAGAAACCTTAAGATATGGACCAAATTTCATCAAAAGATATGATTTTAAAAATATAAATATAACTGCACTAATACTATCTTTAAAAGTTTCATCTCTTTTTGATCAACAAAATGATCCAAATGTAGATAAAGTCCATTATGATTTAGGTTGCGGATCATCGGTTGACGAGTCTAGTACGATTGGAGATATCAGAGACAGAGAAATAAAATATGCATTTAAAATTTATAAACTAACTCGTTCTGGAACTACATTACAAATATCAACTACTGGAAGTTCAAAAGGAAAAATTACTTCTGGATTTGTAGATACTTATAGATTTGATTTACCTGCTGCGTCAGATGAAGATTTATTAGGATGGAGACTAGAAATAGAAAGAACCACCCCAGAAAGTACTGTAGTAAATTTAAAAGATTTTGTTACGGTAGATGCAATTACAGAAATTCTTTCTGAAAATTATATATATCCTAAAACTGCAATTTTTAAAAGTTTATTTACATCAGAATATTTTCAAAATGTTCCAGAGAGATCATATGATACCAGATTATTAAAAGTTAAAATTCCATCTAATTATGATCCAATTTTAAAAACTTATAACGGGGATTGGGATGGAACTTTCAAAGCAAATTTAGAATGGACAGATAATCCTGCATGGTGTTATTATGATCTTTTAACAAATAAAAGGTATGGATTAGGAAAATATTTAGAACAAAACCAAATAGATAAATGGGGAATTTATCAAATTGCACAGTATTGTGATACAATTGTTTCTGATGGTTATGGAGGTCTTGAACCAAGATTTACTTGTAATGCTATTATAAATGATTTTTCTGATGCATTTAGTCTATTAAATGATATGGCTAGTATTTTTAGGGGTATGTCTTATTACGCCCATGGTGCAATTTTTCCAATTGCTGATATGCCAAAAGACCCTTATATTCTATTTACAAATTCTAATGTAGAAAATGGAGATTTTAGTTATGCTAGTAGTAGCAAAAAGACAAGAAACACTGTGGCAGTTATTAGATACAATGACGAAGATTATTCTTCTAAGCCAACAGTTGAGCATGTTGAAGATCCAGATGGAATAAGAAAATATGGTATTAGAAAATTAGAAATTACTGCATTTGGTTGTACAAGTCGAGGACAAGCTTATAGGCTTGGAAAATGGGCATTAGCTAGCGAACAATTAGAAACAGAAACTGTTGATTTTACTGCAGGATTAGATTCTATATATTTAAAACCAGGTGATGTTATTAAAGTTCAAGATTCAAATAGGATGATGAATAGATTAGGAGGAAGAGTTTTAGGAATTAGTACAGGAATTGGTGGAAAACATAAATTTGTTCTTGATGAAGAGTTTAACAATATTTCTGGATATTTTAGTGATAATTTTCCAGGACAAACTTATAAATTTGAAATTTTAACACCTACATCAAGAGTGACTGGAACAAATTACTCTGATTTTACTAACAATTATCAAAGAAGTGAAATTCAATCTGGATTATTTCAATTAAATTCATCTTTTATAACTAAAGCTACTGGTTATCATCCAGAAAAAACTTTAACAGAAATTAATTGCAATAAAGTATTTAATACAATTGATTATACTTTATTCACTGGGGCAATTTGGACCGCGCAAACAACTGGTATAGGTTTCGGAATAAATACTGAAACTGAGTTATACAGAGTAATTGGAATAACTGAAGTCGAACCATTTAAATACAATATAAACGCAATGGAATACAATCCCAGCAAATATTTATATATTGAATCTGGATTTTCATTTGCAGATGCTCCAGTAGTTACTCCAAGCGCAATAAAAGAAGCTAGTTATCCAAGTGGTTTATTTTTATATAAAACAGAAGATTTATATTTAAATTATGTAATAAGTGGAGCTGTCGATACAGTTAATAACGAAACAGATTATTGGAAAACTTATGTTAAAAGCGGAAGTGATTTTTCTATTAATGATCTTCAAATTCAATATGCTAATATGGAAGGAACAATAGTAAATGTTCCAAGAGAAGATTTTCTTTTAAGTTCAATATCAGTTCCAAGCGATAATTCCGATGTAATAGCAAATCATATTCCTGTAGCAAATAATCAGAATTATTATTATAGAATTTATGGTGTAAATCCAAAAGGAAATTATTCTAGAAATTTTAGAGCTGGAAATTTTTATTTTTCTTCTAGTTTGTTGGGTGATTATACTAATTTAATTGAATTAAAAGATTTTAAATATAGTTCTACTTTTGATGATTTGCAATCTACAGCTTTAAATACAGCTAATTTAATTCATGATCAAAGTTTAAGTCTTCAATGGAATTTGAATAATCTTGCAATACCTTTAAAAATATGGACAAATAATCAATTAACTTATAGATTAAGATTTGGTACTGGAAATTTTGACGGATCTGGACCTAATAATGAAAACTCTAATTATATTTCAACAGTTTATTATTCAGATCCCTCTAATTCATCAGAATTTTCTGCCGTTACTGGTTTTAATTCTAGTGATTTACGATCATATTTAAAAGATGATGTAATTTCTGGATTTTGGATAGCTATTGACGCAAGAGAAACTAATGGAGGAGTCAAATATACATCTCAACAAACTTTAGCTAGTTCTCCTTTTAATCAACCTCATGGTTATCTTTTTGGATTATTTCAAAATGATCAAATGACTCCTGAAAAATACGATTTAACTGATGCGACAAATTATATAACTAGTGACAACAATATATCAATAACAATAAAAAATGTACAACCTTATATTGGGAGTCTTTATGTATTTTTTACTGATCAAGTTGCTGCTACTGGTTATTTGACTAAAGATAATTTAAACAAAATAATGTATGAACAATTTGATCCTTCAAAATCATATAAAAGTTTTATTACAGCTTTAAGTGGAAGTGGTATTCAATTAAGAGAAGCGTTTTTTAATGGAGTAGATACCTTTTCGACCGCTACTAGTTTTTTTAATAGTAATGGTGCAGATGGAGTTCTTAAAAGTGGATATATGTCATTAAGAGCATCGACTAGATTTGAAAATAATTTGATGGATCAATATGATAAAGATTTTTTTCCTGGAACTGGTTATGATTTGAACAATTATCAAAAAAATAGCGATAATAGTGTTGTAAATGCTGTTCCAGTTTATTATGGAAGTTATCCAGCTGGATTAACTACTACTTATAGATTTCCAAGAGTTAATAACATAGGAACTGCCGTTGATACTGATAGGCAAATTGTTAATAATTTAGTATTTTTGCCTCAAGTTAATAGTATCCCACTTGACGTAAGTAATAATTTAACTAATTTAGTCGATACTGGAACTTTAAATGCTGCAACTGGAAATCTTCTCGTATTAATAAACTCTTTAAGTGGAGATGCCTTTATTAAGAATAAAATAAATAGTGGCAATTTAACTTTAGCTAGTGGATACAATATAAATATTATATCTGGAAACATTAATATTAACAGTGGAACTCTTGGATTAAGTGGAACTACTAATTTTATATTTAATACAGTAACTAATTCTGGAACAGATAAAGTTTATGCTCCATCTGGATATTTTGCTGTTAATTTAAATGGAACAGGCGTTAGAGTTCCATTCTTTAGAGCTTAATTTATTTTTTAATCTTTTTGATTCTATCAATTAGCTCAAATATTTTAGATTTTGGAATATCTTGAACAGAATTAAGACTCTCTGCCCCTTCGAATTTTTCTTTAATTAATTTTTCTTTGAGATAATCAAAAGAAATCCCCTTATCTTTCATAACTTTCTCTAAGAGAACTTGTGGAGAAGTCGGATTCTCATTTGAAGCCACGGCTTCTTCAAGAAGTTTTGCATCACCCAATTCTTCTTGAGATACGATATTAATCTTTAAGAAATTACGCACGCATCTTACAAAGGCTCTATTCTCAGCAATTGCTGCTAAAAAATATCTAGCGAAACTCTTTGTATTATTTAAAGTGGCATCTGCAAGGGCTTCGAACTCAATAACTCTTCCATTAGTCTCATAATTAGGAATCCATGTAATTTTACAAGATGTAGCAAAATAATTTTCACTAGCTGCAACCACTTTATACTCAACGCTAGTATAACCTCTAATTTGAGCGAGTTCTTTAATTCCACCCAAAAGAATAAGTAGATCTTTATCTTCTAGTTTAGATACATCTGTCTCTTGAGTTTTTTGTCTATTTGGTACAAGATATTCTTGCTTAACCATTTTACGCCAATTAATAGTTCCATCATCATTGTATGTATAATTAGTATTTTTGTCTTCAATTAAGCCATATTTATTTCTTGTGATCAGCTTGGGAGGAATAACTTCTAATACTGGTTCATTTAATTCTGGCATAATATTGATATTGCTATCAAAAAGTGCAGAGCTTCCAATTGAAGCGGTTTGATCTTGTTGTTTAATTTTTGGACTCATTAATAGTATGATAGTCTATTTATATAAACTAGTCAACTAAAAAAGCATAATTATCTGCATGTTTCCAAAAAGTATCAGTATCAATTATTTCTTGAATGTTTTGATCAAAATCTTTAATAGGTAAGTCTTTTTCTACTGCGGCTTCGCTCATATATAATTTGCTATTACTTAATATAAAATGATTACTTTTATAGTATTTTATATTTTTATTATTGTAATCTTCTTTATTTTTATAATTCAATTTAAATATTAACCCTAAATCCATATAGTGTATTTTAATATTATTGATATGCTCTTGATCTAATTCTGAAGTTAGTGCGAAATTGATATTTTCATTTTTTAATAAATTGATAAATGAAGGATCGTTTGATTCTTCAATTTTATAAATGATTTGAATAATATTTGCTTTATAGGTTTTTATTAGATTTTCTGAAATAGTTTTATTTGTTACAATCAAGCATTTGCTTTGCGCTAATTGCGCTGCTAGAAAGTTTTCATTAAATTCAATATCCATTCTGACTATAATATTGGGTGCTCCTAAAGAAGCGGGATTAACTATCATATTTGGTACCAGTTCTATAGTTTTATTTATATAGCTTAAACCAATCGATGTAAATTTATTTTTAATTTTATATTTTATATTTAAACTATCTAATATAGCTTGACCTAAAATATCTGGTTTTATATTATTTATAACTTTAGGATTTTCTTGAGGAGAATATGAAGGTTTTGTTTTCTTATCAAAAGCCTCAATTAATCGAATATCTTTATCTTCGCTCCAGTAAGGTCTATTTTGTGACGCATAAATATTCCCATATAAACCAACAATTTTTTTATTATAACTTGAGGCTAATTGTAGACCTAATGAATTAGAACCTATATAAGCTATGCAATTTTTAATTAAATAAGCTTTTTGATTTGCATTATAACCAGTCGCCGTATAAGAGTTAGTTAATTTTTGGTCATTTTGTTCACAAAGTTGCAATATATTTACATTGTTTTCTTTTAATGCTGGTAGGATTAAACCGACAACTTCTTGCCAGTAGTCATAATTTTTAGATTGATATTTCGAATCATTCGTTTCAATTATTATATATTTGTCGAAATTTAATGGATAATATTTTTCATAAATATATGGTTTTGATATTTTTAAACCAGAAGATGTAGCAAATGCTTCTAAAACGTGCATATAGATATTAGAAATTTTTTATATCAAATTCAATTTTATCTTTACCATTATGAAGATAATTTAATATTCTTTGTGTTCCAATATAAGGCAAAAATGCAACTTCAAAATAACCTTGAAAATCTTTATTACCTTCACACCATATTTGATTTTCCATTTGAGGCACAAAAGGTATCACTTTATGCACATAAGGGTTTCCATCTAGTATATCAAAATATTCATTTTTTGAAGCAATATATAAATTATGATCTGGATACAATGTTTTAATAGATGAAAATAAACTAGTGCTTATAAATACATCAGATTCATCTTCTGGTATAACATATAAAATTCTTTTGCCATCATCATCTTTATCTAGAAGGTTTTTAAATTCTATTTTTTTATTCTTTTCGTTTTCTTGCCAAGCTACTTGTCTAAAATATTTTTCAATTTCTTCACGCTTCTGACCTTTGGTTAATTCTTGCATCCAATATTTATGACCATCATCATTCTCATTCACATCTGGTCTTTTTAAGATTTTAGCATACAAAGTCTTGAGCCATTCAGAATTATCTGCTATAAATGGAACTTTATACAAAGGGTCTTGTTCTTCTGGAGTAAAACAAATATCATTGTAATCTATAAAATCTGCAGAATCTATGAATTCTTCAAATTTTTTACCAATAACTTCTGATGAATAATTATCTATCGTCCATTCTCTGGCTTTTTTACCTATTTCTTTTCTTTTTTCTATAGGCATTTTCCATACTTTTTGTAATTGTTTGGCTATTGAATTTGGTAAAGTTGATGCTTTTCTAAACTCCGTGCCATGCTCTCTATATTCCGCCCAATCTAAAGCTAGTGAATTAGCTTCATCTAAACACATTTCCTCTCCGCAACTATAATTTGTAACTAATGTGATAAGTTCAGTTAGTTTTGCTTCTTGAATTGGTATTTCTTGTCCACCGCTGGTAAATGGATGGCAATATACATCCATAAAATTATAAACTTCGTTTAGTTGTTTTTCTGTAATGCCAATTCCTACATTAGTAGTTATTTGAGATTTTTGAGCTTTGCAAAATTTACAATCAATATCTTGTCCAGTAAAATTTTTTACTTCATAAGCACCACAACTTCTGCAAATATAAGTTGTTAATATTTCTTGTTTTGGCACGTTGTATTCATCTGCTAATTTATAAATATTCCAACCTTCTGACCAGTGAGTATGCAAAAGTAAATAAGTATTTTTGACTTCTGGATTCCTTGCTTTCCAAATAGCGTATCCTTCAAGTAAATTTGGTACGCTTTTCCTTAATTGATTTCTAAAAACGAAACCAATAATAAAAGCATTTGGATCAATATTATTTTTAATTCTTAAATTTTTTCTTTCATCATCAGATAATCTATAAAAATTATTAATATCAATTGGTCCGTGAACTGTTTCCACTTGCTTGTGGTCTAAATCATGTAAAGCTTTTGTTGCAAAATCACTCCAGATCCAATAATTTTTTAATTTTGGCGCACAAGAAACTGCAGATGGTAATATTGGTAATGAATCTAATGTAGTCCAAATAGCTGATTTAATTTTACTAAACCAAGATTTTTCTATACTATAATCTACCCCCCAAATATCTTGAGCTGCGACATAAACATCTGGCTTTTCTTGCTCTATAACTTTATCTATAAAATGTGCGCCGTAACTAGCAAGTCTGGCTTGATTTGGGTCTTTATTTAACTGCTCTATTTCTGCTGGGGAATTTGGTAAAGTTCCTAAAGATTTCCAAGGTGTTTTTAACAATTCTGGATTATTCTCTTGCATACCGCAGCAATAATGAATAATATCATATTTTCCAGTTTTGTATAAATAAGTTAAAAGAGACTTAGACACTCTGCCAAAGCCAGTTTTGGCTAAAGCAAAATCTGAATGATATAAAAATTTCTTTTTCCTAGACATTACCAAAGCTCGCCATCATTATCAGTTTTGGCATCGTTTTGATTATCGTCATTATCTTCTTTTTTAGAATTTTTAAGTTTTTTAATTGTTTCTATTCTTTGACATTCAAATACAGAATCTAATGCATAAGATAAAAACTGTTTCAATAGACGAGCTTCATTAAAATAAAAACCAATTAAATATGATTGTTTATTTTCGCTATTTTGCTTATCTGTCTTAGATACCATATAAGAGAATCCAACTTGCTTTTCGTCCCTAAGATATGGAGACAATTTGATTTGAGTAGATTGCTTTTCTGAAGTATGGTATGCAGAAAATTCAGTATTTCTTTCTAGAGCATCTAAAAGACCAGCAGCTTCTGTTAGAGAAAATTTAATCTTAACACTTTTATTTGGATTATTTTGATTTTCAGAAAACGAGCCAATTTTCTTGGCCTCGTTCCAAGAGGATTGTTTAATTAACGAACTCCAAATTGAAGCATCTTTTGAATTTACTGTAAAGCTGCAAGCTGTTCCAGTATTTTTACTATTAGGTTTGTAGAATGATATCATATAGTGATGATATATTATCTTTAATAAAATGTCAAATCTTTTTAATTTCGCTTAGTTTCATATATATATCATGATCTTGAATTGCTACTAGATCAGCAAATATACAGTCTTCTTTTTTGATTCCCTTAACTATCACAATATTCTTTTCATCTGGATTCTTATTACCATTAAGAGTTTTGCAGTTTTCTATCTTGTCATTAAATAATAATACAGTAATATCGCCAGTTTCATCTGATACCTTAAGTCTTAAATATTTCGTCTTCTTTTCATTTTTTGATGTTCCAGAATATACATCTGTTATTTCTCCTACTAATGCTACTTTTTGATTTATTGGTAAATCAATAATTTCATTAATAAATAATAAATCTTCTCTTTTTTCATGAAAAATATCTTTTAATGTTCTTTCGTAAGTATAACCAAGAAGTCTTTTTTCATAATACCAATTAGCGAAACTTTCACTTTTGCTATTTTGATTATAGATCTTAAGATAAGGTTCGTATTTAGATTTAATAGTATCTAATCTAGAACTCTTGATTATTACTTTATTCTTTTCATCAGTAAATGCATTTAAATGTTTAATTATTCTAATAAGATCATAATCAAATTGCTCCGCAAATGAAATCGCATATTTCTTTTCTTTTGCTGTTAATATATTCCAAAGTTGAGCTTCCAATACTATTTTGCTTCTAGATTGTTTAAATCCAGTTAAAGCTCCAGCTTGAATCAATGAACATAAGACTCCAATATTGAGATCTGCTTCTTCTGCTGCTTGAAAGATTTCGAACTTATTAGAATACTTGTTTCTAAAGCCATTTAGCTTTTCAATTGATTTATCTGAAATACCTTTAATTGATAATAGTCCAAATCTGATATCTGAACCTTCTATAGAGAAATCCATTTCAGATTTAATAATATGAGGCTTTAATAATTTAATATCAAAATGCCCCATTTCTTTTTGGATCTTAGATATTTCGCCAATTGGATCTGGTTCGTTTCTGGTCATCTTTAATAGAGACAAAAAGAATTGTTGAGGATAATTAAACTTCAAATAAATAGTAATCGCGGCTAAAGCTGCATAAGCAATTGAATGTGATTTATTAAATGAATAGTTTGCTGAATCCTCTAAGATTTTCCATAAGATTTCTCCTACTTCTTTTGGAATTTTATTTTCTTTAATCTTGTCTTCAATCTTTTTTTTCCAAGCTTTAATTTCTTCTGTTTTCTTTTTACCTACAATTCTTCTTAAGATTTCTGCTTCGTCCAGCGTGAATCCAATTTTATTAGCCATCTTCATTAATTGCTCTTGATACAAAGCTACTCCACCAGTATCTTTTAATATATCATCAAAGAATGGGTGAATACTTTCTGATTGTTGAAAATTAGTATGAGCAGCATATTTATCGGCAAATTGCAAAGCTCCAGGTCTAGCTAAAGCTAAAACTCCACTTAATTCTTCTAGATTCTTGGGTTTAACTTTTTGACAAACTTTAAAATTAGTTTCTGCTTCAATTTGAAATAGACCATGAGGATTCCTTAGATCTTGTAGATTTCTATAAATCGATTCATCATTTAAATCGATGTCCGTTATTTTTTTACCAATACTTTTACAAACGTCATCTACTACAGAAACACTTCTTAAACCTAGAATATCAAGTTTAATATTAAATAATGAAACCCAGCTCATGTCAAAACTTGATACTGCTTCTTTATCTCCAGATAATTCAGTTGGACAAGAATTCTCTAGATCATTATAAGATAACAAAACTCCAGATGGATGAACACCTTTATTTTTAATTAAGTTCCTTAGTCTAAGAGCAATAGCGTAAATATCTTTATTATTGTCGCACCATTCTTTAAATTTAGGTACATCGTCATAAGCTGTAGTGATATCTTTAACTTGTCCGAAGATTTTAGGAATCAAAGATGATACTTCTGTCATCTCTTGTTCTGATTTTTCTCCAACAATTTTTCCGCACTCTTTAATCAATAATTTTCCGCTCAATGTATTTA